GTTTCGTCATTCTTATTTGAATGCACTACAATGTACGGCCAATGTGAAATTTTCTTCGTTAATTCGGCTTGGTTGTACGCCATCTTCATTAAATATCTCTGTGTCTCTTTTAGGGACTCAATTGTATTACCTAGTAATTCTCGAGTAATCAATAATTCTTTTTCAAGAGTTTGAATCTTCTGTGTTGTTATGTCCAACTCTTCGTCTAAATATTGCATCGAATTTTTCCTTATCAAACTTTAAAAACGGTTTGTATTTTCTAATTAGTCTTGATATATCTGGCCACATAATTTTGTCTTGTATTTCAGAATCAAATGTGTCTAGATACGGTCGTATTTTTTCAAGAATAACTAGAGTCTCTAAACTGATAGTTTTTCTAAGAAATGCTTTTATTATATATGGATGGTATGCTTTTGTGATTTTAAAGGAATCGTCGAAAGTTAGCTTCTCTGAGTCTAATTCTTCAATCAACCTATCAATATCGTTAGTAAAGATGTATGACAAACTCTCTACTCGCTTTTTCCAATCTGTATATCTTTGATTTGCTTCTGAGTCAAACATCCCGCCCCATCGATCACCAGACACGAAGTTAGCTATTAAGAAATTAGCTACTTCTTCGTCAGAGTAGGTTTTAGAAACTTTTTTAATAGAGAACAAATCTTTTCTCTTCGCAAAAGCCTGACGACTTGCTCTCACTCTTCCGCGCTGTTGAATCGCATCATAATTTTCTGTAGTGAAATGTAACTTTAATGCCAAGTACATTTTATACACTGAATATTCGTCCATAATCACAATGGTAGTTTTCCCCGTTTTTTAAAATAATTTTGATCTTCTGCTTCTGATTGAATCTTATCTTTCAGAGACTGATTAATTAATTTAGACACAGACTCAATATCAATGTCTACTTCATTACAATATTGTATAACAGCATCCATATAACCGATCTTTTCTCTAAACACTCGTTCTTCTATGTGTAGTGAAAATTCATTAGGTGATCTAAATTTTTTAGTAATAATCAAACTATCAGTTAAAATATATTGTACTTCTTCGTTCATTGTGTTTCCGGGAAAAGAACCTCATCCATAAAATTCATAAACACATCTTTATCTACTCCGAAGTTAATCATCATCGCAGGTGTATGTGGATTTAATTTTTGGTTCTTACAGTAATTGTTATGTGCTTCTTTATAATTGTCTTTTGACTCTATACCTACATTATATAGGTAATAGTCTAGATTGTCAATAACCGTAGATGCTAGTTGATCAAATTCTTCTTGAGTTTGAATGTTTCCCGCCGCCAGCATATTTGGACTGAAAATGCGCTTAGCCCAATCTGGTAATTCTCTTGGTTTGTTCCAAGTAATTTTTGACATCTTATCCTGGTACCAATCATATGTTTTTGAGTCGCCAGTATGTGAGAAATCGTGGAATGCACCTGTAATTTTGTTTTGTCCGCATACTATGTCAAAACCAAAAATGGGGTCTGAGGAATTGTGATGCGGGAAGATACACATATGCATGACCCACATCTTTTTATGTTTCGTGGCATCTACAATCTCAATGTGTGCTCTACGAAATTTGTCAGAAGTCCAAATATAATTTTCCCACGTAAAATTATCAGACTCGTGTCTATATTCTGGCTTCAAATCTTCAGGTGTGTATGACTCTAATTTTTTAATAATATCTTTTGCAAGCTTGTTGGCCTGCGGCCACACTTCAATCATTATAATCTTTCAACATATTAATATTATGAGTAAATGCCACATTGGCTTCTTCGGCTAATGATACATTTAATTTCTGTCTCACATTTGCAATTAGTTGTGGTAAATTTTCAAACTGAAACATTCTATTACTACCAGGTAATAATTTAGCTAACATTTGTCCGCCGAACATATCGCCCATATGTCTTACATATACATGAGCTAACATTTTAGTTGTATCGTCTTTAATTGTTTCTAAATAATTAATATAATTAATTGTTGACGCATTTAACTTGCCACTGGATGCCCCATCGCCTATTAATTCATTGTAGTCTAATTCGATTGCTTTTGCTCTTTTAATATTGTCTATACCTTTAAAAATACCTAGTCGTGAACCATGCCACTCTAAATTTTGATACAGTACTAGCAATTGATACAAATAGTCAATATATTTGTCTCTGTCAACTTGACCTTTGAAAATTGATTTAATAAAAGGTTGCTCTTCAGCTTCCTTGTGTTTTTCCGAAGTTAATTCTTTTAATGTACTCATAAACCTCCCATTCCACCGCTAGGTGGCGGAAATCCCAAATATTGTCTGTGGTCATATTTGTAATCTCTATACTTACCAAATTTATCTACATAATGTAGAAACGCTTGTGTTTGTCTTTCGCCTTTGTATTCATCTCGCCAATGTGGTAAGATATCACCCTTGTAAACAATAAGATCTCCTGGTTCTAAAAAGATAGGAAAACGCTCACCTTTTAAATTATCAAACCAAATTTCCCAAGGTTCAGGATCTACAGAAATATTAACAGTGGTTGAAAATTCGCAACTTGGTCTATCAGTATGTTCTGTCATTACTGCACCTTTATAATATATCCTCGCATAGGTATAAGTATTATAAAGTTTTTTACCTGTTATATCTTCCATCATTGGTAACATTTGTACAGATAATGTTTCGAAACAAGCCGCAGAATAATAAGCAAAACTATTTGTTACTTGGGTATCACCAAACATAAATTTGTTTTCCTCACTTTGACCACCCTTCATATAAGTTACTCTTTTTAGTAACTCAAATTCCAAATCTAGATGTTCTACTAATTGAGGTTGAATTGCGCCTCTTACAACTTCATATAGATTGTCTTTAAATGACATATTATTCCTTAATAAAAAAAGTAGGTTATTCTGTTACGAGGAAACCTACCGAAACCCTAAGCAGCGTTTAGGCTGCTAAAGCGAACTGTTCGTCGTTTGCATTTACGTTTTTTGCTTCTTCGGCCGAGTTACCTCAACCCTGCGGGTTTCACATTCCCGAGCTGTCCACTCTGTTACTAATTGCCCTGTCGAAACTATTCAGGCCCCTCAAAAAGATTTTTCCATCTGTCTAGTGCTTCGAAGTAGCTGATCCAGACACATCCTTCACATCCTCTACCACAACACGTAGTTGGTTCTTGTGGCCTAGGATAAAAATCTTTTTGGTGGACCTGGGGGGATTCGCACCCCCGTCCAGAACACCGTTCTCTTTGCTTCATACAGCTATAAAATATTAGTTAAATCTCCAACATGCACATATCCATCAACTTTTAGATTAGGATCGCTAATACACTCTAACAAGACATGCCTTTTATCAACATCGTCAGGATGAAAGTGTTTGACAACAAATTCATGTCCTCGATATTTGTCATAAAAAGGTTTGAATGGTGGTTTGTAAACCTTATCTAAAAATTTAACTTTTTGTGATAACATATTATATATTGTCTAGAATTGAAAATCTATTATATAGTTGATCTTTTATTATACTAGATCAACTTCCATTTCTTATATTCTGCTCGTAGCTCTTTAAATCCGTCGATCCATTTGTTTCGTTTTTCTACAAACACCAATGGCTTTTCATCATCTACTGCTATGAGCACTACTAATTGTGGTACTGGTATTTTAGTCATCTCTTCGAAAGCAACGGCATATGCTGCACATTGCATAAAATAATCATGAATATCATCATGATGTTTTATACGTCTGGATGTTTTGAAATCTATTACTGACATTTTACCATTGTATTCACCTATACAATCTACAGTCCCTGCGACTTCTAGATGATCTGAATATAATGGTTGTTCTAAAGCGTGAATGTTGTCAATGCTATGAAGTACCGGTTTCATATTTTGCCACATCTCAACATCAAACATATTTGGAACAATTTCCTTGTTTAAAAGATATTGTTCACATAAGCTGTGAATGCGCGTTCCACGGCCAGCGGCCTTGCTAGATATTTTGTTTGCTTCTTCTTCGCCTACTCTCTTACGCCATTCTATAATTGCTTGTTTTTTAAGCAATCCAGTGACAGTAGTTACAGACGGGTATGCTTTACCCGATGGTGTTTCATAAACACGGCTACCATTATCAGCGGTAACTCGTTTTAGTTTAGGAAACTCAAGTTGTACATGATTAAACATAAGGTTTTAGATTTGGAGGTTTCCATCCTTCGGGTTTTAATATTTTACCATCTTCGCGACGAATTACTTTACCAGTTTTATAGTCAATTTTATGCAGATTACTATCAGCAACTTCTTTCCAAGCGCCTCTAACATCAAAGCCTTTCATATGACAATAACCTAGAATAACCCAGATCATATCCATACAAGCATCTAATTGCTCTACATCGTCTCGCATAACCGTTGCTTGACGGAATTCATCATATTCTTCAGCAATCAAATCGCGATATAAATGAACATTTTCCTCACAAGGTTTTTGTTCGCACGCCTTCAAAAACACATCCACATCAAGTATCATTGACATAATTTACCTTTATTAGCCGGCCAAAATTTCTAAATTGTGCTCGTAATGTTTTTTACGATCTTCTAATCCTATTGTACCACCATTGATCTTCTTTGTCAATAGTAATATATCCTTATTATCTGCAATAGCATTTAATTTGTTTTTTGTCCAAAACCAACAAGCAGATTCAATAGCACCATCCATTGTTTCGCAATAATGAACAGCATCTTCTAATGTTAGCCCAATAGAGTTGGCAAATGCTTGATAATTTAATTTACCTGTAAGTTGGATAGCACCACGACCTCTGTGTGCATAACCATCACCGGAAGCTTCGGGTCCGTTACCCATTCTGTTTGCGTAAATTCTGTTTGCGATCTTTTCAGGTTTGCGCTCATATTCTTTTGCCAATGCTTCTGTTGCGAAATACTTTTTAAATAATCCCAACAATCCTTTGGCGCCATAATTTAAATTTTCTTGTAGTACAGTAAAGTCTAAAGACTCATGACCACATTGTGCTAAAAATGCAGCAACTCTTTCGACAGTTGTTATCTCATACTTCGGCAACACATTTTCAAGTGCCTCAAATAAAACAGGGATGTTTTTATTTCTAGATAAACATTGCTGTAACTTTTCTTCAGTAAATTCAAACTCAAAACTCATTTTATTCTCCTTATACTTCTATATAATTTCTATCTTTAGTAAACCAAATTGGCATTGTATATCTAGTACCAACAACTGTACTAACACCGTGACTATATTCTATGCCTGCGGGATATAATGCCAATTTGCCCTTCATAGGTTTAATAAAATGTGGACCGTGTCCCGGAAAAAAGGTTTCGCCTCCGGCAAAATCATCGTTCAAATATAATACTCCGGAATAATTTCTCCAAGAACAGAAATTTGGTTCGCCTTCTTGATCGCAGTTGTCTGCGTGTAAAATCATCCCGGAGCCGCTTTCCCAAGAAACCAAATCTGTGTAATCTGGATACAGATATTCTTCATTGAATACTTTTTT